TGAGACCGCAGCCTACGTTCCTCCGACGCAGGCAGAGCTTGACGCCGCAGCCGCAGAAGCTGTCCGCGCAGAACGTGATTACAAGCTGGCATATGAGGTTGACCCCGTTGTCAGCAACCCGCTCCGCTGGGCCGATCTAACTGCCGAAAAGCAGGCCGAGTGGGCAGCCTACCGCCGCGCACTTCTCGACATCACGGCGCAGTCCGGCTTCCCGCACAGCGTGGTCTGGCCAACAAAGCCGGAGTGACCATGACCACACCCCGTGGTATAGTGCCGTAAGCCCGAGAGAGGAGGGACATCATGTTTGGCTTTAGTCCCTTCTCCGCGGCCCCGTTCTCGGACCTCGGCGAAGCTGCTGATGTCATTGTAAGTGTCCTCGGTGTCTCCGCGGGCACCGCTGTTGGGGGCGTCAGTGCTCCTGCCGCGGCCATCCTCACGGGCGTCTCCGCCTCCGCTGACCTTGGCTCCGTCGTCGTTACAGGCACCGCTCTCGTTTTCGTCTCTGGGGTCTCCGCATCCGCAGGTGTTGGCTCCGTCACGGTCCAAGCCAATGCCGATGTGGATGTCTCTGGCGTCGAGGCCGCAGTCTTTGTCGGTGATGTCGTGGTCACGGGCGGCGCTACGATCCTCCCTGATGGCGTCTCCGCAACTGCGTCCTTGGGAACCGTTGCTGTGTCCGCCGCGGCCAACGTCTTCCCTGACGGTGTTTCGGCAACCAATCAGGTTGGCACGGCTACTGCTACTGGCACTGCTCTCGTGCTGCCTACGGGCGTGGAAGGCTCTGGGCAGGTCGGCACACTCACCGCTACGGGTACTGCCCTCGTGCTCCCGACTGATGTTTCGGCGTCCGGGCAGGTTGGCAGCGTAGCTATCGCCGCGGGCGCGGACGTGCAGGTCACAGGGGTTTCCGCCACCGCGCAGCTCGGGACCGCTGTTGCTACGGGCTCTGCCCTAGTCCTTCCAACGGGCGTATCTGCTTCTGCTGCTGTCGGCAACGTCACCATTGAGGCTGGCGCTGATGTCCCGGTTGTTGGTGTCTCTGCTTCTGGCGCTGTCGGCTCCGTCACTGTCACTGGCTCCGCAGTCGTCATTCCGCTTGGCGTCAGCGCCACAGGGCGCGTCGGTCAGGTCATTGTCTGGGGACAGATCGTTCCAAACCCGGGCACGTCTTGGGACCCACTCAATCCGGTACCGCCCACATCTTGGGCGGCGATATCTCCATCCCCCGGTTCGGCGTGGACGGAGGTCGATCCAGATGCTATAAATCCATGGACAGAGGTGGAGCCTGTACCGGCGACCATCTGGACAACCATCGCGGCGTGAGGATGACCTATGCCTAGTACATATACTAATAACCTTGGGGTCGAACTCCCGGCGGATGGTGAGCAGGACGGCATCTGGGGTGATGTTGTCAACGACAACATGAACATCCTTGACCGCGCCATTAACGGCTCTCTCAGTCTACCCCTGAGCGGCACGACATCAACGCTGACCACCTCTGACGGCACCTTGTCCGACGGGCAATACAAGGCCCTAATCCTCGGCGGTACCCCGAGTGGTACGCACACGATCACCATAGCGCCCAATGACGCCCAGAAGATTTATTTTGTCTACAACCTGTCCGGTCAGTCGGTGGTGTTCACCCAAGGATCGGGCACAAGCGTCACTATCGCAAATGGCGACACTGCGATTATTTACTCTGACGGTGGCGGCGGCGCTGCCGGGGTCGTCAACCTGACCGACAACTTTGCCATGAACTCGGTGAAGATCACGGGCGGTACGATCACAGGGATCACAGACCTCGCCCTCGCTGACGGGGGCACCGGGGCTTCTACGGCAGCTGACGCACGTACCAACCTCGGCCTCGGGACCATGGCCACTCAGGCTGCGTCCTCTGTTTCTATAACTGGCGGGTCTATCACAGGCGTCACTGACATCGCTATCGCAGACGGCGGCACGGGGGCCTCAAACGCGGCTACGGCTAGGACCAACCTTGGGCTGGCAATCGGCACCGACGTGCAGGCTTACGACGCTGAGCTCACCGCCATAGCCTCCCTTGCCGTGACCGACAGCAACTTCATTGTTGGAAACGGAACGACTTGGGTCGCAGAGAGCGGCGCGACGGCCCGCACGTCGCTTGGCCTCGGCACGATGGCAACCCAGAACGCCTCCGCGGTAGCAATCACTGGAGGATCGGTTACTGGAATCACTGACATCGCTGTTGCCGATGGCGGGACGGGTGCGTCTGACGCTTCTGGGGCCAGAACAAATCTCGGTCTCGGCACTATGGCAACACAAGCGGCGAGTGGGGTGTCCATCACTGGCGGCTCGATCACTGGCATCACTGATCTTGCTGTGGCTGACGGGGGCACTGGTGCCTCGACGGCATCTGATGCTCGCACGAACCTTGGCCTCGGGACCATGGCCACGCAGAACTCCTCAGCAGTTGCGATTACTGGTGGGTCCGTTTCCGGCATCACTGATCTGGCTATTGCCGACGGCGGCACAGGGTCTTCGACGGCAGACGGTGCTCTGGTTAATCTCGGTCTCACGGTCAACCTCAAGAACTTTGCAGCCGCGTTCAACCTGCCAGTCACAGACGGTACCAACGGTCAGTATATGACCACCAACGGTGCCGGTGCCCTTACGTTTACCACCGCGAGCTCAACGACCGCGCAGGCTGACACCGTAAAGGTCACGACCTCGTCCGCGGCGAGCGCCTTCAAGGTTCCGTTTGGCGACACCACGGCCTCAACGACCGGGTATTACGGGCTGCTGCAGGACTCCACTGGCACGTTCACCTACAACCCGTCTACGAACACCCTTACCGTGGGGACCGTCGTTGCGGACCTGACTGGCACCGCGACCAATGCAACCCTCGCCGCCACTGCCTCTACCGCGACCACGCTGACGGGACTGACATCCACTGTGGCGGAGCTCAACTACACGGATGGCGTGACGTCGGCTATCCAGACGCAGCTGAATGGCAAGCAGCCGCTTGATGCAGACCTCACCGCAATTGCGGCCCTCACGCCCACGGGCGGTGCCTTTATCGTGGGCAATGGATCGACGTGGGTGGGTCAGACAGACTCCACGGCCCGGTCTTCGTTGGGTCTCGGCACCATTGCCACCCAGAACTCCGCTTCGGTTTCTATTACCGGAGGCTCTATCTCCGGCATCACGGACTTGGCGGTGGCTGATGGAGGCACTGGCGCTTCTGATGCTGCAGGGGCCAGAACTAATCTGGGGGCGCAGGCCGCTATCACTGGCGCAGCCTCCACAATCACGAGCTCCGACCTCACTGCGTCCAGAGCCCTTGCCTCGGATGGCTCCGGCAAGGTTGCTGCAAGCTCCGTTACCTCCACTGAGCTAGGGTATGTCTCAGGCGTCACTTCTGCCATCCAGACGCAGCTAAGCGCCAGATACACGAGCGCAAATCTATCATCTCAGGCTCAGGCTGAGGCTGGAACCGATAACACGACCCTGATGACTCCGCTGCGAACCTTCGAAGCTATCAAAGCTTTGACTGTAGACGTTCAGGAGTTTACGACTGCTGGCGGCCCATTTACATGGAACAAGCCCACGGATGCGATCTATTCGGAGATCACGGTCGTCGGCGGCGGTCAGGGAGGACGGCCCGGAACACCATTCGTAATGTGCGGCACCCCTAGAGCATCTGGCAGCGGTGGAAGTGCCGGTGGCGCTGCTATTCTTTCAAAGATTGCGTCTGCCCTCGGGGCTACCGAGACCGTCACTATTGGGGCGGCGGGCGCAGCAAACGGAGGTTCTGGTGGAACCTCGTCCTTTGGCGCTCACGCATCTGCTACTGGTGGCGGCGCAACAGGTGGCACTGGGTCTGGCACTGGCGCTCAAGTAATTACTGGAAGCTTGGGAGGAGGCGGCAACGGAGCAGCAAACGCTGCTTACAACATCGCAGAAACCCTTGGTGGATCATCAATAGCGGGACCGGGCGGGATTGCCTCAACCAATGGAACCCGTGGCGGGGGCGGTGGCGGTGGAGATGGCTTGGCAACCTCCGGCACTGGTGGCGCTGGTTACGTCCGCATCGTGACCTATTGTGCGTAAGGGAGACAACCAATGATCGCACTTATTGACCCTCGCTTTGACCGCGTTTGCGAAGTCGCGCAGGCAGAGTTCCCTGTGGCGGAGCCGTTGTTCTGGACGCCGTGCCAAGACGACTGCATCCCCGATTTCGACTACTGGAACCCGGAGACGCAGAGCATCGTTTACCCGCCGCGACCTGAGCCAGAGCCCGCGGTAGACCTCATCGGGACGACTGTGGAGGAGTTCTGATGCAGATCATGAGCCTCAAGCTCCCCGGCCCCTACGCCACATTCTACACCTCAGACCATGCTGCGGACGAGGTAAAAGAACACACGCACGAATACGCCCACTCCTGCACAGTTGTGCGGGGGTCTGTGCTTGCGATCTGCGAGGGCAAGGAAAAGACGCTAGCTGTCGGGCAGTCTGTAATCTTCCCCAAGGGAAAGGCGCACTCCATCCGCCCGCTCTCGGTAGATACGATCTTCGTCAACGCTTGCGCGGAAGTCTTGCCGAGCGAAGAGCCTATGTTCAGGGCGCTCTAACCGTGGACTACACCGCCCTCACAGAAGCGTACTTCCCGCTCAGGAGCCTCAAGCTGTCCCCTGAGATCAAGGTCATGTCGCTTGTGAAGTCGGTTGACTACCCGGTCCAAATCACCAACGACAACGCACCATACGCCTTGCCGTACTGGCACTCTCAGGCGCTGGCACGGTTCATCTTGGACAACTCCGCGCTGTTCTCCGGGCGCACTGCGCTTGACATCGGATGTGGCTGCGGCGCTGCCGCCATTGCCGCCGCGATGGTGGGGGCAAAGGCCATCGCTCTGGACCCTGACCTGCGGTGCCTCGACTTCACGGAGCGCAATGCAAGGGCGAACGGCGTTGAGGTCAAGCTAGTGTGGGGGACCCACAAGTCAGCGCCAGATGCTGATGTAATTCTGGCCGGAGGCGTGTTCCATGAGGTACATGGGATTCAGATCGCTATGATGGCGAAGGCCAAGCCGAGCCTGATCGCCCTGACGCACCATAATCTGTGGAGCATGGACGGATTTACAGAGGTGGCGGTGCACGATACGCCCCCGACATCCATCCATGTTTTCAAGTCAGACCTTCTTATGACTGGAGTTTCCCGATGACCCCTGAAATGCTCTGGAACTTCGTCCTTAGCGGCGCACTCGGTCTCATCGGCTGGGTGCTGAAAAATCACGTCGAGGAAGTGAAGCGGCTGCAAATCCTGCTGAACCGCACCCGCGAGGAAGTAGCTCGTGACTACGTTACGCGGGCCGACATGCACACCGACATGAACCGGGTCATCTCTCGGCTGGACAACCTCGACAAGAAGATCGACGAACTGATGCGGAGCCTTAGCAGATGAGACTGATCCTTGTCCTCTTGGTCGCCGGATGCGGCCCTGTTACTGTATCGTCCGTGGCCTACACGACGGCCTGCCCGAAAGGTGACCGCCAGTGCGAAATCCGCCAGAACGCAGAGACTCTGTACTACATGGCGCACGGAGACGCGGCCAACGAGCTGCTATGCTCTGGCGATACTCGGGACGTTATGGGTGCGCTCTGCTCTGTCTACTGACGACAGTAGCCACCGCCCAAGTCACGGGCGACCTAAACACGAACTCCGGCAATACCAACTCCACCATTGACAGCAACAACGTTTCCACCAGCGAGACGCGGAATTACAATGGTGCTGGCTCGTCTCCGTTCTCAACGCCCGTGCCGACAGCGGCAGCGCCGACAGTCATGGGCGGCGGTGGCAACGATAGCTGCCTCATCCCCAAGCAACAGGCGTTTCAGGTCAGCATCTTTGGCCGTGCCGAAGGCAGCATGGAGCAAGATGAGGAATGCAACCGCCGCAAGGACGCCCGCCTGCTCGGTACACCGCAGGAGGCCGGAGGTCTTGGCCTGCAGGTCAGTGGTATCTCGGTCATGTGCGACAACGCAAACGTCTATAAAGCCATGGCCCTAGCCTCGACGCCATGCCCGATCTACAGCATCGAAACGGGCAAGCTGCTGGTGGGCCGCGAGGGCTATCTGGCTATGCGTGACAACCCGCATACCTATGTGGTAGGATACGCCCAAGATCGGTCCTTCTGGGACACCTTCCTTCGCATTGGAGAGGAACTGCCCGATGTCCTACCTGAAACAAGCAGCGGCCCTACTCTGTCTGAGCGCTTCCGCCGCTCACGCCGATCCGACGATGACGGACCTACAGGGGTCAGCCCAGACAATCCTTAACCAACTGTCAGCGGCCCAGAGCCTGACGGCTGGTGCCACCTACAGCGCCAGCAACGGCGACATCCTTGAACCCGGCATCATGCAGGACGCCACCGTCACCGAGCAGATGCGGCTCGACTACAACTCTGACATTCAGGGGGTGATCGACGCGACGTACTACAACGCCGAGCTCCTGTTTCAGGATCAACACACCGCAGCGATGGCAAATCTCGATACGGCTGTCGATCAGCTCGTTGCCGCAACTGCGGTTTTGATGGAGGTACAGGCGGTTGCGAACATGGCTGCCAACGCCGACACGGTTCAGGAGCAGATGGTCTTCCAGACGATCTTGACCAACAACGACATGACCATCAGCGCCGCTGACGTGAGCAACTACAACAACGCTCTCGGTGCGGTGCAGACCTACGCCCGCGATGCTGGTGCCTTCTTGGCGGCCTCGCGCAATGCCACCATGACGGGCTCGGTTGACAACTACGCGGCCAACACCGGGGCCAGCCTGTATGGCGCGACTGTGGCCTACAGCGCCACGGCTGACATCATCAACGTGAGCATGGGTCAAGTCTACAGCATCGGCCTGCAAGGGCTGCTTGGTGCTGACACTGTGACGCTGGCTGATGTGTATGCGGCGGGCTACGGCTCGTGAGTGAGGAAGCTGAAACCAACGGCCTGAGAATCGCAGGCTTCGACATCAAGGGCTGGTGGCTTGCCGCCGCGCTCCCTGTCTTGTCAGGCTTGAGCGGAACGATCTACGTGGGCTACGATACCGTCAACCGTTTCTGGGCTGTTGAGGAGAGCGTGGATGGCGTCTTGGGCGTTGAGAGCCGGGTGCAAACTCTGGAACAAGCCATACAGGACAACGACGTCCGGGGCCTTGCACCGAAGCTGTCGGCAATCTCGACCCAGATGGGGACGATCCTTGAGCAGCAGAAAGAGCTGATGGCCCTGCGGTCGATGGTCGAGAAGTCGGACAGCGTGACTAGCGGCATCGACGGCAAGCTGCAAAAGTACGACGCCGAGATCGAAGACCTCTGGAAGGCCATGGACGACCTCATAAGGAACCCGATGCAATGATAAAACTCGAGAACTTCGTTTGGCTGGGCTTCATTGCCGCCTTGGGTGCGATCTTCTACCTGTCGGGTGACGGGTTCTATCGCTACCCCTGCCAAGACCCCGTGAACTGGACTGCACTCGAGTGCACTCCCCCGATTTGCCTTCGCACTGGAATGTGCGCCAATGATCTGACAGGAGCCTCGCAATGAGCAAGAATGACCCAGACGTGATGGAAGCCAAGCTGCGCTACTTTATCGGCGTGGCCCTGACCGTGATCCTCGGTGGGGTGATCTTCTCCATCCTCTACAGCCTGATCTTCGTGACCCAGCCTCTGGGCGAAAGTTCAGAAAATGACCGCAAGTTCTTCGAGCTGCTGACCCCCATCGCCTCGTTCATCGTTGGTGCCTTGGGCGGCGTGATGGCGGCGGGCAACAACAAACAGAAGGGTGGCAATGACGAGCCCCCAACACAGGAGTACACCGAATGATCGGACGCATCGTAGGTATGCTTGTTGGCCGCAAGCTGAAAGAAAAGGCCGTGGACGCAGTGCTGGACAAGGTGAACCTGCCTGACCCGGTCGAGAACGCGATCAAGGTCGCAGCCACGGGCAACGTCGGCGATCTGCTCGGCGGCATGGGTAAGGACATGGCACAGGAAGCTGTGCTTGGTCAGATCACCAAGAAGGTGCCGATCAAGAGACCTAAGAAATGAGGTGGCTCGTTGTCCTGCTCCTGTCAGCAACCCCTGCGCTTTCTACGCCCTACGAGATCACTAGGATCATCGACGGCGATACGGTGGAGATTGCGGTGGATTTTCTCCCGTCGCCCCTCCCGCCAAAGCTCTCGATCCGCGTAATGGGCATCGACACCCCAGAGAAAGCACCTCGCGCCCAGTGCGATGCCGAGGCTGCTCTTGCAAAGAAGGCCAGCGCGTTCACCAAGGACGCTGTGGCCAACGCCCTC